TAGAATCATAATATACTTTATCTCCATCATTAAACTGGTGATTTTCCAAAGTAATTTCATTAGTCGAAATATTGATCCCTAACGATGTAAATCCTACTGAATTTATTTCAATATTATTGGTATTTTGATTTCTAATAACTCTAACTGCTGTTGAAGTTCCAATACCTACAGAAAGATTTGGTTTAACATTTAAGTTTATTTCATCACCAAAACTTAAACCATGTGCAGTAGAAATAGAAACAGTTGATTTTATAATTTTTACATCTGCTGTTTTTTGAATTGGATTTGTTTCAAAATAATAATCATCAGCATTATTGCCATTAGAGCGGAAGAAAACCTCATTTCCCGTTAATGTTGTTTTAATTCCAATTGCATTTGGGGATTTGTTTACAGCATATACTGATGCTGGTAAATTAAATTGTGTAGAGGTTGCTGATGTTGAAATTGAAATCGCCCCATTACCATTGTCATTAAATGTGATTAATTGATTAGTTTCAAGTTGATGATTTTCTAGATATATTCTTTGTGTAAGTAAAGATCTAGAAATAGACTCTTGCCCAAGATTAAATGTGGTTGTAATACCAGTTCCTGCAATTGTTCCTACACCAACAGATTCATTGGGGTTAAAATAAATTTTTCTCTTTAATTCTGATTCAAATTGATTTATCTTTCTTTCAATATCAAAATAATTTTTATTGAAAGTTACTGCTGTACCAACAGTATGTAATGTGCTTGCTCCCCTCTTAATAGTTAAAATATTTTTTGTTGGATAAACATTTAAAACTTCTGCGGTTTCTGATCCTATTGTGATACTATCACCTATAGAGACATTAGATGGAATATTAGATAAGTAAATATCAGTAGACCCAGATCCAGTAATATTCGTTATTATTCCAACACTTATTTTGGAAGGAACTGAAACCCTATATGAACCATTTAAAGATTTGACAGATGTACTAAGACCAGAAATAATTACATAATCATTATTATTAATTTGATTTAAAGAATTTGTGTAAATTCTTATAGTATTTTCATTTTTCCAAATTAATGGTGAGTTGCTATACTCAGAAACTGTTGATGTAATATTTTCAATATTTTTTCCTTCAATAGAAGAAATTTCCGCCTGAATACCCGATCCTTCCGTGTCGGTATTATCAAAGTTTAATTTTTCACCTACCTTATAATTTAAACCTTTACTTAAAATATCAATACTCTCAATAGATCCTTCTTGAATTGATTCAACAACAATTTCCTGAGTTGAAATTTCATTAGTCTCAATAATAAAATCATTACTGGAATTTAATTCAGAAATCTTATATGGGAATGTATTGCGAAGTAAAGACGACTCATTAAAGTCAAAACTTTGATTCAAAGTATCATTTTCTTCTATAGTTTTTGATCTGAACGATTGCCCAATAAAATATGGAAATACTGGGATACCAGTTACTGAGTCAATACTTGCATAATATGCATATATTCCATTCGGGAATTCATTAGTTTTTGCATATCTTCCATTATGCTCATCCAAATCTCCAGTTCCAGTATATTGATAATCTTCAACAAAAAATCCTGAATCAAAATCACTTGGTCTATCTTCAACTTTGGATACATCTAAAGTATATCCTGAAGTCATAACTTTTATTCCAGAACTAACATTCTGTGAATCTACAGATCCATAGGATCCATAAATTGGATTGCCATCATATGCCCAACCAATAATTTTTGAAGTTGTGCTACCATCATCCTCAAAAGATTCTCTTAAAGCATCAAAATATGCAGAAACAGAATACTGCAATTTGGTATCGTCTCTTAAAATTTCATGCTGTTTAAAATTATTAGAATTAGGATCAGCATTAATTTTATTAACATTATTTACTGTGAGTGATCTAACTTCAGTATCTACAACAACTTTTTCAACAAAGTCAATTCCTCTTGGTAATACATTGACCACAGTAGAAGTAGAATATCCTATTCCTGTTCTAATTACCTTTACGTCAGTGATTGATCCATTAGAAACAATAGCTCTTAACTTAGCACCAGATCCAGATCCTGTTGGGTCAAAAACTTCCAAATCCGGAGTTGAAAAATATTCTTCACCACCAAATTCAAGGTTCACTTCTCCAAGAAAACCATTTTGAATAATTGGAGATACTTGAGCATCTTTTCCAACTTTAACGGTTACATCAGGTTTTTTATGTAAATTTAAAACTGTTGATCCATATTTGGTTCCCTTTTCATAAAGATATAGGTGATCAATCTTACCTGTTACAATAGGAGTTACTGTGATGGATCTAGATTGAGTTGTAGTTGCAATTCCTACCGTAGTATAATCTATACTTGCTATTATATCAGGATATTTGAAAGTTTGATATCCAGTTCCTTGAGAAGAGAGTATTGAAAAATTTCTAGAGTTAAAATTGGTCGTGTTTGTTCCGCCAATACCAGCATCACATAATTTAAATGAATTTTCATCTTCTTTTACGACATAGTATTGATTAGTCGTTTGAATTCCCGAAATTGGATAGTCTGCTGAATATTCAATGAGTTCGCCAGTAGAAAATCCATGATTTTCAAAATTAATTGTATTTTTTGCAGTTGATATACCGGAAGCCTTTACGATTAATTTTCTATTGGTAAATTCTCCACCATCAATAACTTTAATATCATCTAAAATATTATTAACTTCACTAAAAACAAACTTTTGAATTCCTCCATCTCCCCAAGTTGGTTCAAAAGTTATAAAATTATTTGCATTATAATCATTCAAATTCTCATATAATTTTACAGTTTTATTATTATCAACTTTAACATAATATGATTTGCCATCAATCAAAGAAGATGTTCCAACACCTATTAGAATTGATGTTTGCCCAAAACTTCTGTATATGATTTCTTGACCATTAACAAGATTGTGATTGTTTAAAAATGTAAGTTGTGATGTTGTTATGCTAATTCCACCACCATTAACTGTTGTTCTAGCATCAAATAATACTTCATTTCTTTTTTTGACCAATACAGGTTCAAAAGTTCCTCCCCTTCCATTTCCACCAGAAACATTAATTGATAAAACTCTTTCTACAATTAAATCCTTTTCATCAATTAATATTTCTTTTACTGATCCTTTGGCAACTGGTTGAACTAGAGCAGTAGTTCCTGCTCCAGAAGAAACCTCTAACTTTGGCGGATTTATAACATCAAATCCATCACCACCATTTAAAATCTCAGCCCCAACCAAATTTCCATAATAAACTTTATCATTAACTTTCCAATTATCAATTTCAACTCCATTAATGAGCATACCAATGCTTCCAGGAACTGTTTTTTCTTTAGTTCCA